ATTATCATCAGCATGTATCCATTCTCTTACATTTTGACCATCCCCATAAATAGGAATTTTAAGATTATTTTTAACACAATTAATTATTGTGGGTAATAATTTTTCTTGATGTTGGTTTTTACCATAATTATTGCACGTACGAGTTATTAGATATGGCAACCCATATGTTCTACCTGCTGATTGGACTAACAAATCAGCAGACGCCTTAGTTGATGAATAATATGATGACCCAATTAAACTAAATTCTTCATCAGCTAAAACACCAGGACCATAATCATCCATATCTCCATAAACTTCATCTGTTGATATTTGAATAAATTTCTTTAAATTTGGGTTTTGTCTTGCTACTTCTATTAAATTAAAAGTACCTTCTACATTTGTTCTTACAAACGGCATACCATCTTTAATAGAATTATCAACATGAGATTCAGCTGCAAAATTGACTAAGTAATCATATTCACCTAAATCATTAGCTGTTACATTACAAATGTCTTTATTTAACCATTCATAAGTAATACCCTTTAAATTATCCCTATTAGCCGCATAAGTACAATTATCAATTACTAATATTTTAATTGAATCATCTAGACTAAAAATATATTTTACAAAATGTGATCCAATAAAACCAAATGCTCCTGTTACTACTATTCTCATTTCCCTAATTTATCTTTTTCTGAAATTGTTAGTTTATCTACTGTAGTATAAGATTCAATAATAGATTTTATTTCTGGGATTGTGTCCCAAACAATGCTATGTTCATCTTTAGGATTATATTTCCCCTTAACTAAATAAGTAAATATAGTATTAGGTTCTAATGTTAAAAAACCATGGGCATAATTATCTGTTATAAATAAATCATTATTTTTATCTAACTCATATATTTCAACATTAGCAGAATTTAAATCATATATAATATCTAAAACTTTTCCTTGAATGACTTTAACTAATTTAGTTTGTCTGGGGTTTATTTGATAATGTAAACCTCTGAATGTGTATCTGGCTTCGTTAATACTAATATTCATCTGATCCCAATCTTTTAAGTCATAAGGAATAAATTCACCCCTAACATCAGTAAAAACAGGTATATTATTTTTCATTTAATATGTCTGGGTTTTGTTTAATAGTTTGTTTAGTGATTAAATCTTTTAATTTAGTTGTTGACCAACCATGTGATCTAGAAGTATATAATATTTTAATAGGTAAATCGTCTCCTGTAAAGGATTTACCTAAATAATCCTCACCTAAAATCCTTAGATCAGGTTTAAATATTTTAATTAAATCAAGTAATTCATCTTCAGTCTGATACATATAAACTTCATCAATATATTGAATTGACATTAATGCTTTATATCTATCCCAAGATGGAATTACAGGTTTATACTTGGATTTTCTATGCAATGAAGGATCTTTTTGTAAAAATACTATAAATTTTTCGCAATGGCGTTTTGCCTCTTCAAATGTGTAAATATAACCGGGATGAAGTAAATCAAAATTACCAGCTGTAAAGCCTAATTTATATTTTTTCATTTAAATATATTTTAAATTATTTTGAGGGTTATGTTTAATATACGAACCCCATTTTAATTTAGCAAATTCATGTGCAGATCTTTCTTTATTTGTGGATTCTGCATCTTGTTCTAGTGTTTTTCTTGTTGATGCCCCTGCAAAATGATAAAAATGAGTATTATAAGTTCTCCACATTTGAAAATGTTTACTACATTTTAAGAAAAAATCCCAATCAACAACATGAGGAGATGGATACATTATATCCCACCCTCCTATACTTAAATAATCTTTACGTTTCATAAAAATAGGAAGTGTACTACCATTCATTAAATATTTATTTACATTTTTAGTATCAGCATATTTTAAAAATATATCTAAATCAAATTCATTATGGTTTTTACCTAAATCTTTAATATCAAACTGGGGGAACATTGATGGATTAGGTTCAATTTGGTTAATTGCCCATACAGTTCCTTTTTGTGCTTTTTCTATTAAATTAATATCCCAATTATTACAAAATACATTATCATCATTTACAATTAAAATATCTTCAAATTGTGAATTATAAACACCCCAATTTGTACCTACAGATAATCCTTGATTAGTACCTAAATCTAATATTTGAACTTTAGGGTATTTATCTAATACAGGTTTATTTAAATTTAAAAAACCATCTATAACTACAATAATTTGATTATCATAAGTTTGGGTTTTAAAAATAGATTCTAAACATAAATCTAAATATTCAGGACTTTGATATGTTGGAATTATAACTGAAATCATTTAATTCGTTTTGGTGTAAACTTTTTACGTTCTTCTTTTGTTTTAAATTCTGATGTTTGATTTAATATATTAAATGGAACTTTTAACCATTCAGTTTGCATTTTATATATTTGAATTTTATCAAAAATATGTTTTTTTAATGGAGCGTTTTCTGTAAAAGAATTTATTAAATCTTTATGCCCTGGATAATATTCCATATAATGTTTTTTTGTACCTTCAAGACCATTCCATTTTATTCTTTTTTCGGATTCTAATATGTCTTTACTATTTCTATCCATCCAAATTATTAAAGTAGATGGTGTATTAATATCTTGTAAACAGTAAGTAAATACCGCAGTTTGTAAAACAAAATTATTTTTACTTATTTGATTTTTAAATTTATTGTAATTGCTAGTATCAAATGATTTTTCATCATAGTGTGTATAACCTAAATCTTTAGCTAAAATATAAGCACAATATGTAGTACCTGATCTTTGAGGGCCGGTTACTATAATTCTAGAATAATTTTTTGCTTTATCTAATAAATCTTTATACTTCATTTTTATATTAATTCCCAATCCGTAAAAGGTGATAACCAAGATGATTCACAATGTGTACTGTAGCCAGGAACTGAACTTACTACTGGTATTCCTTTTGTTTGTCGTAATTCACAGAAAAAGTTAAATGAGTCTGTAATATGTCCTTCTGAGTATTTCATTAGTAAATCATAATCTTGTTTAAGTCTACTAACTCTAGCAGCAAATGACATTACTGTGCTATTTGTAATTTTCCAATGATGTGTTTCTGTTTTAAATAATTTTGTATCTTCACCTCCACCTTTAATAAATGGATTTCCTCCTTCAGTTGCATTTATATACTTGTCTGGGTGGTCGTATAATGTTGCATAACAATCATATACTCGTAATGGTTCAAGAAGCTTTTCAGCTGAGTTAGTGTTGTGTAGGAAATCATCTTCTAATAAATATACTATATCATTATCTTGATTTTCTTTAATAGCTTGATCTAATGCATCCCTAAATGTTCCTGATCCACTACCATTATCGACTAACAATAATCTTAAACCTAACTTTTCAACAAATTCTCTAGTCTCATCGTTCAACCTGTCTCCCATAATTGTGATATTATTTAAACCGAAAACCTTTATAGTATTTTCTAAACAATGTTTTTTAGTAGCGTTAGCAATTTTCTTTTTAGAAATACCCGCTTCTAAATTAGATAATCTGTAATATATTTTAACCATTTATATATTGTTTTTTAGGTTTTAATGCTACAATAGTTTGAGGTGTATCTTTTACACTATCTACCTCATCATACCATTCAAATACTACATGATACTGAGGTCTTTCCCAAAAATCATGCATAAAAATTATTGAATCTTTATGTAAATATTTTAGTACATATTCGGCACACCATCCTCTAGCTCTTCCATCAATTAGTACTTTATCAAATTTATCTACACCTAAAGTATCTACATGGGAAATATAAGTTTCAAATTGGGATCTTTGGGTTGGGATAGTTCTAGGAGCATCCCAAGGTACATAATGCAAATCTACATTGGGTGGAAGTTGCAATTCAAGTTCTTCAGCCCATTCTTTATCATGTTCAATAGAATAATATTTTTCATTTGTAAATTTTGGGAAATAAACTGTGCTTCCTCCACCTCCCCATTCAAGTACTACATCTTGCCAATCAAGATGATTTCTTATTAGTTCTATTTCACGATCATGCATCCAAGGTCGAGTTATTTTCATAGTTTTATAATTTTTTGGTTTAGGTTATGAAAATGACAAATCCCTTCAATCATAATATTTTTATGACTACAATCATGAATTTGTTCATTTTTAATTAAATTAAGCAACGAAATATATTTGTTATTAGGTATTAAATGATACTTACTTAAGTTATTTCTTTCAACACAATTTGATAAAAATCTCTCACAAGCCCAACCAGGAAATACAGCCCAAGGTTTACCTTGATGTAGTTTTTGATACACTTGAGGAGGTATTTGTTGGATTTCATTATATGTTTTTTCAATATATTCTTTATCATTTAAATAATCTGTTTTAGATATGTTTATTAGATAAAAATTAGTTTGTGGGAAAAAGTTTTCATTTATAATACGTGTATTATCATATTCATATTTTACCATTCCTCCTAAACCAATACCATTTAGGTAATAAAAATCAGCTTCTTGAATTGGAATATTTAATATTGTACTTTCTAAGATAACATCACTGGATGTTTTACATAGCCATTTGATATTATTATTTTTACAATAGTTAAAAAGGGCATCATCTAAATCTGCAGTTCCAAAACTATGACCTCTATTTTCTGGTAGATCAATTATAAGGCATTCGGGGAAATATTTTTGCCATAATTGGGAATTTTTGATGGTTAAATCTAGATCATTATAGTTAGTAGCAATAATAATTCCTTTATACTCTTTTAATACATTTAAATTAAATTTAATATATCTTTCAAGTACTTCTAAAGATTCCTTATCATGAATATAATTAATTGTTCCATAATATGATTTATTAATAATATCTTTTAATATCATAATGTATCGTAATAAGCATTCTGTTTTTCTTGACGTTCTATTTCTTTAGGGTGATATAAAGCGTAGCTTTCTTCTAAAGGAAGAGTTGCATATTCTTTAAACCCGTCTAAACGTTCATGAACTTTATTCACCCATTTAACTAAAGATGTATTTTTATAAATCCTCCACTGATAGTCAGGCCAATTAACCCAACCTTTTTCATTAACATTCCATCCCCATTTTGTTATATGCTCTTGAGTTAATCCTTCTACTGTATTTACTCTAGGCACTAATATAACGTCAATAGCTTTATTTTGTTCTAATATAAATGGAAGTGTTTCTAGTAAATGTTTATTTGGGTATTCATCAGCATCAATTTGAAATATAAAATCCCCAGAGCATAAACTTGAAAGGTAATTTTTCCAATCTGCAAAGTGCCCTTTAAAAGCTTTAGGGTATGCTTTAATTAAGTCTTGACTCTGAAGTCCAACTAGATAGTCCCATACTTCTGCTGTTCCAGCTTTTTTATCAAATAGGACTATTACCTCATCTTCTCCATTTGTATTTAACATCAGAGTAGATATTAACTTTTGAATTTCTTCGTATTCGTTACAAACTGTTATTGCATAGCTTATTTTCATAATTATTCTGGTAGTACTCCAATATGTGAAAGAGCTTCTATAAACTCCCTTTCTATAAAATGTTTTATAGTAGACATATCAGCTCTGTATTTTTCTCCTTTATATTTTTCTCTATCTTTTTTAGGAACTTTAACTGCTTTAACAGCGGCCCATCTCCAATTTTCTCTACTAGGGCCATCAGCAAATACCATACCTTTATCCTTCAAATTAATGATAGTAGGCATCCATATTTTACCCGTTTCCTCTTCTTCATCCATCAATTCTTTGTACAATTCAGGAAGATTTTCAAATTGTTGGTTGAAAAATTCATTTCCCTTTTTAATTACACTATTGCTTTGAAACCCACAGCCGTAACACATTTCAATAGAAATATCTTTTGTTACTTCTTGAGTATAACAAGCATCTGAGCCACATCTAGTGCAAACTTTTAATTCATCGTATTTCATACTTTAGGTAGATCTAATTTAGGTAAATTTAATTTAATTTTTTGGGCAAATGCAGGTAAATTATTTTCTAGAGTTACACCCACTAAATCTTTCATATGTTTCCATGAAAAGTTCTTTTGGGAATAATATTTTTGCCTTTTAGCTTTAGATTGAAATTCTTTAGGTGTTTTAAAAACATCTCTTAAAACTTGCCCTACATATCTTGCATCTGGTTTGAACCATTTAGCTTCTTTGATTAACCAATTATTAACTGCACTTTGGTGTACTGGTTCAAGCTCTCCAGGAAGAAGAAGAGAATATTCTTTATTAAGAAAATCAGTATGACCCGACCACCCAGAAGCAATAACAGGTTTTCCAGTAGTAGTAAATTCTAATAGGGGTCTACCAAATCCTTCTCCTTTAGTTAAACTAACCATAGCTTTAACTTTAGGGTGATTATATAATTCATTCATTTCTGAATCTTTAAATTCTCCATTTAGTATATAGATATTAGGAAGTATTTTTGAATTTACTGAATTTCGAATAGTTTTAATCCTATTTAGTATTTCATCTCTACTCATATACCCTGCTATCCCAGTAGATGCTTTTAAAATTAAAGCTGGTTTTTTCTTTTTATTTTTAAAAGTTTCATAAAAAGATTTTACTAAAAAGCTAACATTTTTTCTATCATGACCAAAATCACCACCCATCCAATGACCCACAAATAAATAACAAAATTCTTCTTTAATATCACTTAAATCAAAAGTTTTTAATTCTGATGTTTTTAGGGGTTTATATATATTTAAATCTACACCTTCAAATATAACATGAATAGGCTTTTCTAATTTTATTACTCCAATAGATTGGTTATTATGTTTTGACTTTTTTTCATATTCCATCCTTTCAAATGTATTTTTAGCAAAATTTGAAGAAACCCAATTCATATTCATTCTATTTAACCCTTCAATCCATTCAGGTTTACAAGCATCAGCTTCAATTCCTGCAGTACACCCAATATTATAATTTCCTACTGGTTGGAATTCATTTGGGATGGTAATCTGCATCCAAATATCAGGTTTATTTTCTAACTTTGGAATCGAATGGTCTAATAAATATTCCCATTCAGGGTGTGATTCACAAAAACCCCATGATGTGGATCCCCATCTTTGTGGTAATAGTTTTACATCATATTTATCTAATTCAATTATAGCTTTAACTATATCTCTAGATCTAGCTCCATAACCACTATAGGTATCAAAAGGGCAACTAATTACAAAAACTGGTTTACTCATTTAGTATATTATTTTATGGTTTAAAAATTTTCCTTTGTATTCATTAGCATTTACTAATTCATATTTTTCTCTGGGTTCCCAAGTTTTGAATAACTCATTAAGAGCTTCTACAAATCTATTAGCTTGATGTTCAGAAGTAAAACCTGCTTCTTCGTTAATAGCCCATTCTCTACCAGTTAATCCTCTTTTAGCTCTTTCTTTAGAAGATAAGTTATAAACTTCTTTTAATCTTTCAACTACATCTTCCCAAGCACATCTATCATCATAAATGTAAGGAGTTGGAGGTGAACCTTGTATTGATCTTGATGTTGGGTAAACTGGGAATGCCCATTCACCATGTTTTTTATATGTACCTCTATGATTAGAAGGTATATCAGCACTAGGAGTAAACCAATTACCATTTTTGTCTTCAAATCTCATTTGATCTTGCATCCCCCCTGTAGCATTGGCAATAATAGGAGTACCTGATAAAATTGCTTCGGTAAGAGTTAGACCCCAACCTTCATTAGAGGTAAGTAATATTTGAACATCAGCTATATTATATAAATAATTTAAAGCTCTTTCTGGGAGTTTTGAGTGGCTAAAAATTACTTGATCTGGGAAATGTTCGTCAAATAAATATTCTTTTACCTTATGTAAATCTGTCCCATGATCAGTTATTGCTTCCGTATGTAAAATTAAATAACTATCTTTAGCTTCTTTTTTAGGTAGAGAATATAAAAATTCTCTAAAAGCTAACATAGTATCAGGTATTTGTTTTCTTCTAATATTTCTTGAATTGAAAAAAGCTATAAATTTAGGATCTTTATTTTTAAATATTTGATTTTTAAAGTCTTTAAATTCCTTTAACGATTTTTCCTCATCACTTAAAGGATAATATAAACTAGCATTTTTCCCATGAGGGAGATATTTAAATATTTTATTTTTTTCTTTACCTTTCAGTACTAACTTATTAATATTAACAGTTTGTTTAGATATACCCATTAGAAGATCACAAGCTTCATAAAAAGCGCTAGTATACATTGGTGCAGGATAATCATCCCATATATTAAGATAAATAATAGGACATTGTTTTCTAATCTCAGCTTCCATCATAAAAATATGTTTAAAATACCTAGGGTCTGTAAATAGCATTATGGCATCTGGTTTTTCTAGTTTTATAATTTCTCTGAGAATTTGTTCATTACCATATCCATCTACAGGGTATAATTTTACATAAGAATCTTTTATATTATTCATTTCATTGGTATCTTTAGATAAATCTAAAACTTTACCATTTTCAGGATGTTTTATAGCCCCCGCTATTTGAGCCCAATTAAAATGATTAGCTGTATGGGTTACAATTTCTTTAGCTACTGTAGCTACACCAGAATGTACCCTAATATCATCACAAATTAAAAGGATTTTTTTTCTTTTATCCTGTGGAATATAGTCAAAATTTTTAGTTATTGCCATCTAAATCGAGATTTATTTGATTAGTAATTTGTTTACGAAAATCTTCATCTGTAAGATACAAAAACAGAGCCCGATCGGCAAGTTTTTGGAAAGAAAATTTACGTTTTACACATTCAATCTTAAAATTCTCGAATAAATCGCTTTTGACTTTAACACTCGTTAGTGTCATTTGTTTTTTAGTTGTCATAATCTTTATTTTAATAACATTATTTATATATAAATATACCGAAATTATTCAAAATGTGCTTTTGCCCCACATAATTCTTTATCTTCTCCATAAGGACAAAATGTACAATTCCATTTAGAGGGTGATTTTGGATAATCTATTTCTTTAATTTTTCCACTTGAACTAAAACATTCTGCTACAAAATCTTTTACAGCATTACTAGCTCTATTTATTTTTATTTTACCACTTGGTGGTACAAATTGTTGTACTCTGTATGCTTGATGTGGAGACATTATTTTTTCATCATCCCAATCTAACACTTTTCTCTTTACAATTAAAAATTCAATTTCAATTTTATCTAAAGGTATTCCATATTGTTCAGAGAAAAATTTTTTATATAATATTAATTGAAAATGTTTATCTTCATTCTTTTTATCATATGAATTCCAACCTTTAGTACTTGTTTTAATATCGATTATCTTGAATGTATCTGTTGTTTCACAATATGTTACAACATCTAAATACCCCATGTATAATACGTTATTTAACATTTTATTTGGTGCAATTATAATAGGTATTTCACAACCAACTAAGTATGTACCTTTTTTACTAAAATATCTACTACGTTTTTTCTTAAACCAATCTAAAATAGCTACTCCATCCTCAAAAAATTCTCTCATTTCTTCAGCTGAAGAGAAGTGTTCACTATTATTAGATTTATATTGGGATTGGTATTCAGATATAAATTTATCTTGAAAATATTCTTCCATATTTATTTCCCTATCGGCTGCTGCTGCTGATTTTTCATACATAATATCTAAATAATGTTGCATTACTTCGTGTATAGCAGTTCCAAATACAGTATGAATAGATGAATTAAATCTTTTTATTTTATCCTTGTATTGTAGTTTCCATCTATAGGCACAACTCCTAAAGATAGACATTTGAGAATATGATATATTCTTTTGATAAGCAAAATTAATTGGTTTAGGTGGATTATTTCTAATCTCCTTTACAATTTTAGGGATTTTTTTAGCCAAACTATTTTTTCCATTTATCTCGGCCTACTAAAAGACCGATTATTCCATAATTGGCAATATCTATAAATGTATCTTGCATACCTTCACCTTCAACAAATGATCTACCATTTATTAATAGATTTTTTAAACGTGATATTTTATCCGTTAACCTAATACACAACCCAGTTAGTGAGAATTGTTTATCATCGCTATTATTAACGATATCTCCACCTAAAGCAATGTTATTTAACCCATAATCCATATGTTTACGAGCAAACATTTCATACATTTCTTTTTGTATCGATTTAAATTCACTTGACAATATGGGATATTCTTTTTCAAATGCTCTCACTGCTGCTTTTTCTGGATTTTTGGCATCCATAATTTCTCTATCACTCATCATTTCGTAGTATTTAGTTATTGTATCACCCATTTACTTGTACTGGTCTGTTAACATTAAAATATATGTCTAGTGCTGCAAGTCTATCATCGGCATCAACTAGATTTATAAGTGCTTCTTCAGCATTTTTGTAAAAATCTTCTGTTGAATGGTCTCCAATACCAACTGCTTTATTACCTAGTAATTCAAGTGATAATAATGCTTTAGCTTTATCTGCTTCAGCAGATGTTTTTAACATAGTGTATAATTCTTTTGTCATTTTAATAATGGTTTTATTTCTTTTTTATTTAACCCTCTATTCGTTAATATACGATTTATTTCTGGGACGGCCAATATATTTATATATTCCTTTGCTTCTTTACTAGAACATTCAAAATAATTTTTAATATGGTCTATTAAATCTTTATTAGGTTGTTTTACCTTGGATTTAATATATTTATTCCATTTATTATTTTTAGGGATAAATTCTTTATAAATAGAATATATCATCTTTTTTTCTTGGGGTGGAAAATCTTGTACATAATTAACAACTTCAATATAATTTGGATTCATGCTAATAAATCTATGAACCATATAGCTGTTCCAAACCTCCCAATCTTTATCAGTAAATGACTCAACAGGAGGTTTAGTAGTATTAATTGCCTTTAACCAATCAAAGATGTTTTTCATTAAAGAAGTTGATCTTTATATTCTTCTCTTAACTCAGGTGGTAACCCTTCACCTACAATTTTCCCTGATTCGCTGCATACGAATACTGGGATTGGCATCATAGCATCTTCATCTGTACCTGTTACAAATCTAGATACTTTGCGTATAATAAACTGTTGAGTAAATGTATCTCCACCATCAAAGTTTTTTAATGCAGTGGTATTAGACAAATCAATTTTTGGTTGTTGAACTGGTTGTTCCATAATTATTTATTATTTATTAAGTTTTGAATTAACGACATTGTATTTATTTCCTTGTCGATTCGGAAATTTGCTTTATATTGATGTTCATTTATTAAAATAGCTGCTGTACCTTCTTTATCTTGTAAGTATTCAGATGACCTTTCATATAGTGCTCTAAATAATTCATCAAAATCATCTACATTAGCATCAGCTATAATTTGACGTATATCATTATAACAATCTATTTTATTA